TGACCGAAGAGCTTGTGTTGAGCACGAGTTCCGCGTTCGTACCAAACGAGTTGGCGCGGGAAACATAAGCCGGGAGAAGTCCGCCCGAGGTGCTATTCGCAACGTTGCTCGCCACGTTCACAACCTTGAAGAGAGCGTTCGGGTCGTCAGCAACATACGCAACGATGTCGTCAGCAACGACACTGCCCGGATAGTACTGCGAGAAGAGCTTCTGCTTCGTGGTCGGGTTCGTGTACGAACAGCCGAGGAACACACCGATGACGCCCGCAATCGGGGAGGCATCGTTTTGAAGGGTCGTGATGATGACATTTCCCGACGAGTTCAACTGAACGACATCACCGTTGTAAATAGCGGTGCCGTAGTTGCTCCCAATCGGAATCTGTCGCGTAGCACCCGCAAACGGAAGTCCGCCGATCAAATTGACCGGCTTCAAACCGTAAGGTGCATCAACAGTGGGATAAGCCATTTGATACTCCTAAAGTGAATTTATTTACCTTTACCGAATGAGACCGTCGTCTTTCTGTCGTTAAACAGCGGCATACGCTCATCATTCAGTCTCATGAAATTGTTGTCTACAGACTGCATCTGAGACTGCGCTTGCTTGGCGTAATAATCATCACGCTGCTTCATCAGTTCAGCCGGAGCCTTACAGAGCAACAACCCGCCAATCTCAATATTGTCTTTAAAACGACTATTGGGATCAGCTTGTAGCATCAGTCTGGGTTGTTCAGAAGCCTTAACCGGCTCCCATCCTTCCCGAAACTTTGCGGATGTATTCGACGGGTCAGCTTGACCCATGATCGAAGTCCGAATCCAACGGAACACCCAGCCATTCTGCGCTTCCGGTTCAGGGAGCGTTTGGGGTGGGGTCCACGCCATCTTTCGTTGCGCCGATTCCCGATTTTCGAGTTCGCGTGCAAGTCTATTTTCAGCCATTGTCATTCTCCAGTTGGACCATTGCTTTTGCGTACTGTTCGTTGCTCAACCCCAATTTCTTAGCGATAGCAACTTGAGTCGGTGTCAGGCGGACCTGACGCGGCGCGGTTCCCCGCGTTACCGGAGCCACTACATTGGCTGGTTTATTTGTGCGAGCAGGTTTCTCACCCTGCTTCGTTTGAATCGGCTTTTCCTCTTCTACCTCAAAGTAGTCGGGGAATCGCTTCTTCATAGTCGCGTTAACTCGGTCGTAATAATCGTCACTACGTGGATCGACTCCAGACCGGACCAGTTTTTCATGCAGTCCAAGGGCGAGGGCGGTCATCTCCTCGTCGGTGCCAAACCACGGATTTTTATCCTTCCACGCTTCGGCTTTTGGGTCCGTAACGGGTTGGGGTGCCGGGGGCACTTGGTACTGTTGACTTTGTTGTACACCCGAATCCTCTTCTTGTAAAGAGGGCCGGAAGTTTTCGTATTGCTTAATTCGGAACTTGGCTTCAGTCATGGCCTCCTGAGCATCAGCGATCTTCTCAGCATCACCAGACTCATAAGCCTGTTTCAGGCGCTCTTTAGCAACGATCAACTCGTTACTAGCAGCCTTAGTAACTTCCTGAATATATGCTTTTTCACCATTACCAAGGCGGTTCTTAAGCTGCTTAATCTCCTGTTCGCGGGCCTGTGCAAACCGCAGGGCTTCCTCACGCTCACGGAGGGCACGCTCTTTCTCACGACGCTCGTCGTGCCAGACCTTTTTCATCTGGGAGAGGCGCTTCTTGACCTTCTCAGAGTAGTCTTCAAGATCGTCGTTATCTAACTCCTGAACGACATCTTTGGGTAAGGGTTTACGGTTACGATCTTCAATCGGGGTATCGTCTACCACCTCGACCTTAAAATCGTCTTGTGCTTCTGGCTTACTAGCCTCAGCAGTCTCCTGCTCAGTTTCGTCAGGAAACTTAAATTCCATCTGTTCCATATTGATTTACCTCAAGCTCTGCGGATTCCACGGGGATCTTCGACCACCGCTTCCACCGTATCGTCGTTAATGATGCGGAACTCACGTCCGTGAATAACTACTCGGGTACCGGCATAGGGGCGGGTCAACACGAAGTCGCCTTCCTTACACCACGGGCCGGTGGGGAACCGGTCCTTATCCTTGTAGCAAAGACCACCCATCTTCACGACAAAAAGCACTACAGTAGTTAGTTCTTCCGTACGCTTCGTGTCGTCAGACTTGATGATCCCACCCTCAAACTCCTCTTCTACATGCGGTACTGCACACAGAATTCGAAAGCCTTGGGGTTCTGGCAGGAGTTTGGCTTTAGCAGCCTCTTCCTGTGTCTTTTCAATGTCGATACTACTCATCCTGATCTATCCTCTTTGCAAGGTCTTTGATGTATCCCACTGCGAGGTCGAGACCCTGTAACGCCCCGCATAGGCGTTTGTATTCCGCCTCATCCAATTTTCCTTGGATCAGGTTTTCTACAATTAAATTGCGCTCGTCCTTGAGTTTTGCCTCAAGGTATTCCAAAGCGTTTGAATAACCCATTACTCACCTGCTGGTGTTTCCACCTGTTTGCGCCGCAACTCGGCGTCGTCCTTTGCCTTGCCTATCTCTAGACCAAGGCGCACTCCTTCCATCTGTTGCTTGGCTGACAACGCAGCCTTGTCCTTCTGAATGTCCACGCCGAGACGCGCTGCCTCAAGCTGCTGACGCCCAGAGATCTCTGCTTTGCGAAGCTCCAACTCGTCGGCCTTGGCGGCAGCGTCCATGATGTCTTTTTGCTGCTTGCGTTGGATATCGGCCTGCTGAATCTGTGCTTCGATCTGCATCTGCTGCGCTTTGGTCTGCGCCTGAAGCTGCTTGATCTGCAAGTCCATCATCTGCATCTGCACGAGTGGGTCTTGTGCTTGCTGCTGGGCCTGCTGCATCTGAACTTCTGCGGTGTCCTTCTGAAGGACTCGTGCGGCAGCGGCTGCTGCCAGTTGTGACAACTGCGCCTCGAACTCCGGCGGCAGGTCGTATTCTTCTCGGTCGTCTTGCGGAAGCGGGGGCAGTGCAGCACCCAATTGCTTCTCGATTTCACGGCGGTACTGGAACGCCATATGCTCCATGATGTGAGCCTGAAGTGCAGCCGTGATCTGCTGCGCCATCGGATTCTGCCCAATCTGCTGAGCGATCTTCGGGTCTTGTCCCAACGCCGTATGAGCAGCGATATGCGCTTCGTGGTCTTGATACATAAACGCCTTCACGGGCTTACCCGTCATGACATCCATGTTCTCAGTGATCGGATCTCGTGGCTTAGCATCAGCAGGTAGCGGCACAATGCGATCCGCATTCTTCACGCCCAAAGTCTCAATCATCTGACGATGCAGGTAGGGCAGGTCGTAGAGTTGCGGAGCCGTTTGAGAAAGCTGAAGTACAGCCTGATACTGCACCACTTTCTGCGACATCGTTGACGCGTTCGGATCACTGACCGGGATGACATCAACATCATCGTAGTCGGCCTTCTTGGCCTTGCGATCACCAACTTCCGGCTCGTACGAATACTCATCCGGGGTGTTGTCACGAATGATGCCAGCCAGCAGTTTGAACTCCTGCTTCATCGCGTAGTACACGCGAGCCTGCACCGCCGTCATGACCTTCAATACTCTTTCAAGTACGGCCAGCGTCGTACCGACCGGAGCCTGCGAGGACATATCGGAAATCTTAAGATCCGACACCGCAGCAAAACGGCGTCCTTCCTCGACAATCCGATCCATCAACTGAGCCAAAGTCTGGCTCGGCTCCTTGTAGGGGAGGGGGAGGATGTTGTCGCGGATCGCACCACTTGGGATATCTACGTCTCGGAATTCTCCCGGCGCAATCGGTGTGTCATCACCCTTGATACGAAGCCCGCGTGACTTGAGACCACCCGGTAGATTGCTGAGAGTTCCCGCATCGACAAGTTGGCGAAGGAGCGAAGTGGCGGCCTTGCTGTGCCCACCGATAAGGTGAATAAGGCCGAAATAATAGAAGCCAAAGCCGGGGATATATCCGTAGTGGACGAAGTGCTGTCGCTTCTCTTTAAGTTCATCGTCTTCTTTCCAATTACGACGAATCGCTAGAATCGTCCCCGTCCCCTTCTCAATCGTCACCACGTAAGGCAGCGCTATACCGGTCTCGTTGTTGTCCTTATCAACATCCGGATAACCCGGCAGATCAATGTTGACGTGCATCTCAAGAAGCTGGAACCGGTCGTCCATCGAAGCACTAAAGCCTTGATCTTCAGCCTTCTGCTTCTCCACCTCGTCCATAACCCGCATCGGCTCACCAAGATCGACATCTCGGTAAAACCCAGCGTACTGCAACTTCCTCAACTCATTCTTGGTCTTACGCATCCGGTGCGTAACACGCTCAGCCGTCTCAAGGTTCGGCGCACCGTACGGCACCACGATATCTTCAGCCGGGATATACACCGCCGTCTGACGACCCAGTGACGGATCAAAGTACACCTTCTTGAAGGCGTTACCTGCGAGAGCCAGACTCAACAACAACCGCTCATGCTCCGGGCGGTACTCTTTCATCACCTCGGTTAACTGATAATTCATGTCATCCGCAACGCGAACGGCAGAATCTTTCTTCTCCGGGGTTTCCTTGCCTATGATCTTTGCTTTGACCGGACCCATCGCCGGGAAGGTCTCGATGATCGTCTCGGACTGGAACTTAACCGCACTCTCCATCAAGAGCGGGTGAAACACACCACACGCACCGGGCCACGGCTCTGTTCGATCCTCGTAGCGAATGCCGAGAATTTTGAGTCCTTTAACGTACGTATCCAACCAGTCTTTGCGACTTGAAAGATCTTGCTCGTAGTTACCGATCAACTCACCAGCCAGACTCTGCAACTCATTCTCGCCCATGAAGTCAGCGAGGTTGGCATCAAAGTCTTCGGCACGTGGCTCGGACTTGACCATCTCAACCACTACGCCATCCATGCCGATAGCAACGCTCTCCGGATCTTCAATCATGATCTCGATTGCGGGTTCTTCTGCCGCAAGAGCTTCAAGACCCATCGGAGCCTGCATTAAACTTTTATCGACGGCCATCTAAATTCTCCTAGTAATACCCTTCGTGCCTGTGGCTCTTGAACCATTTAGTCGGTTCTGGCTCATCATTTGGCAAACGAATAAACCCTCCCTGCCGGAATCGCAGGAGAGCTAGTGTTGTCGAGTCCACTAAGTCGTCATGAGTTCCAGCCGGAAAGTCGTTACACTCTTCGACTACTTCCCATGCCCAGCGACGGTCAGGCACCCATACAATGCCTGAAGAAAACAAGTCCGTCACGGCATTTACACGTGATATCTTATCCTGCCCCTTACCCGGCGTGAATTCACTGATCGGGACGCCCATCCTTCTCATCTCTTGATACAGGGCGGCACCGTTGGATTTCTTCTCAACAATAAAGGTGTCCGGGTTCCACTCCTTATATTCCTCCAACACCATCGCCTTTAGCTCTGGGAATTCGAGTCTTTGTTTTATGCTATTTAGGAGGATTATGTTGTAGTTGTTGGTCTCCTCGTTGAAGAAGACCCCCCACGTAGTCAGGGCGTTATAGTCCGAGCGGTTCGATTTCTCTTGGGCAGCGTCGAGCGCCATAATAATGTGCTCGCACATCGGGGGATTCTCAGGCTCCCAGACCTGCCACCACTCTCTTTTAATAAGAGCGCCTTCCTCCGAGGTCGGCTGCTGCATGTACTGGGCTTGCCAATACCGCACATCCATACTGGCCTTTTTAGCCAGTAATTCGTCGATACCCCAGAACTCAGGCCAGAGCGGTTTCTCATTTAATATGGCCGGAAACTCCACCACTTCCCACTGATCTGCCCCGTCTTCGCGGGTCATGTGGTCTACGATCTTCCCGGTCAGGTCCATCTTGCTCCACCGCGTCATCACGACGATGATCGCGCCACCCGGCATTAGTCGCTGGACCGGGCCTGACTGGAACCACTCCCATGCTGGCTCGAATACGTCTGCACGACCCTGTTTAGCTTCCTGTTCAGAGTGAGGGTCATCAATAATAAAGAGGTCGGCACCGCGACCAGCAAGAGCACCGCCCACGCCAATAGCGAAATACTCGCCATTAAAATTTGTGCCCCAACGAGAAGCACTTTTACTGTCGGCCTGAAGCTCGACTTGAGGAAAAATGTCACGGTAGCTCTCCGATCCCACCAAATT